CCTCCGGTCCGAAAGAATTGCGGCGACGTTCTTACGATGTAGAATGGCAGCATGCGGACCAATTCTGTCATATTGTCATCGATTTCTGGAAACAAGTCGTCCACATACTTGTTGTATTTTTTCGAAAATGTAAAAGTATTTGCCATGTTTTTGTCATTGTCGAGCCTGTCTTGGGTATGGTAAAACCCTATCAAATGGTAAAACAAGGACGATTGATCCGGGTACAACGTTGCCAATTGCCGCATTCGAATGTCGAACCGTATCGACATCACCATTCCCCACTTCAATCGCGCGGCCTGTTGTATATACGTCTCTTCACCATAGTAATTTTTTAAATAGGCTTCCACCTCGTAGATGGTCATCATCCCGTTTCGGCGTGGAAAATCTTTGTCCGCATCCGACTTATCGTTTTTGTGCATGTTTCTACTACCAATCTGTCGCTGAAAAACGTCCGCCTTCGGAAACCCCCATACCAAATCACTCTTCCTTGGCCAATTGTCGCTTATTCCTGTTATGGTGCTAAAAACGTCACGCATCGTCTGCCAAAGGTACTTCGGACTGGTGTAAAACTTTGCTTGCTTCTTACAATGGTTGTAAGACACATCTATTATTCGGTCAATTTTGATTTTTGCTGGATCCCTTACCCTTATGTTTCTCACTTGAAATTCAAAATTTGAGTCTGCTTCTTCGTTGCGCAAATTAAAATAGTCTATTTGCTTCTCTGATCCAGTGCTGCTACTACTTTGGTTCCGTGGAACTTTCCAAATTTCAGGTCGGTTGTCGGATGGTTGATACGGACCGATTACAAACTGGATTTCCTCACTCATGCTTTTTGATGAACGGTATGAAAAAAAAAAATTGGGATATATTTATTTTAAAGACGACTCGAACGATGCAATAACCGATCGAAGATCGTGCAGGTGCATTTGTTTCTCCCCATCCAGAACCAGTACGTTCGGCAAGTTGCCACCCAACCACGATTCATGCTCCTCTTCCAGCAACGACAAGTACGACCGAGTGATACCCTGCTCTCCTTCTCGCTCCCGTTTTGCTATGCGAGCAAGACAAGTATCCACTGACGTTTTCAGGTAAATATGCCCTACGATTGGCGTTGGCATGTCTTGCACGGCCTGCCGAAACTGGTACAGATAACTCCCATACTCCACCGGATCCATGTTTCCCAGTCGGTATTGCATCGCTCCGAACAAGCGGTCGCTGTGCACGCAGCGCTCCACGAACCCTCGTTTCGACTTCCACTCCTTCGCCTGCTCCACTCGCGTCCGCAACACCAACTGTTGGAACATGCACGCGTACTTCACAGGATTCCGGTAAAACGCCGTCAAGACATTGTGACTTGTCCCATCTTCGCCTTGCACGGTCCAATCCACTACCGGCTCTTCGAACGTGCAGAACCCGCCTGCGCGCAACTGCCGGCACAGCGTGCTTTTTCCCGCGCCAATGTTTCCTTCTACACTAATCATGTCGATTTTTTAGGGGCAAGGCATTTATGATCCACCATATCCAACGCGCTGAATCGTTTCTTCGGGTTGTACCGCAGCATCGGGGTGAAAAAGTCCATCCACAGGTCCACGCCTTCGATCCCGTCCTCCACCATCAACTCGTCCAACGACCGGAGCACCACCTTTCCAATCCCACCTCGCAACTCCCCCCGTACGGTGAAATATTCCTGGCAATGCCGATGCATGTGTTTCGGCACCTGGCCGAGCACTTCCTGAATCAGGTACAAATGGTTCAGGTCGATTTCCTCGTCCGGATCCTCCAGATCCTCCGCTGCGATGGACACCTCACGCGGCTCGAACAACAAGGTAGTCTGCCCATGCATCCTGGTCACAATCTCATAAATAATGCAGGCGGCAGACCACACGTCCGCTTTTGCGTTGCAGTCTTCGAGGTCCATGATGACTTCCAGCGCGCGGTACTCCGTGGTCTTTCCGTACAGCGGAATCTCCTTCATCGGAAGCCGCTGCGCCGTTCCAAAATCGGAAATTTTCAACATGTCGCCTTGCAGCAAAATATTTTCCGGCTTCAAGTCAAGATGGACAATCTTTGCCTCCTCCAGCGCAGCCACGCCCCGTAACAGTTGCCGGATCATTCGCGCGCCTGCGGCGTGAGTCAACACCTCTTCGTCTTCGTGGAGCAGCGTAAACAGGTCTTTTTCCATGCGTTCCATGACAAGTACTTTGTGAATTCGATCTTGGTTCGCGTGGTCCAAGGTAGAATCTAATTGCATGAGGTAGTCAGACGTCAAGGATTGTAGAATTTCTATTTCCGACTCGATCATGTCGCGGTGATCCTCGCCAGATCGCATGATTTTCAACACCTTCGTGTCGTTTTCCACGGTCCACACCATGCCGTACTGCCCAATCCCGATGCGATCCACCACCGTCCATGGGCCGATCGAGTCCCCCACTTCTACCTTCAAATGGCCATCTTCCTCGTCGTACGAGATGTTGGACTGGTCCGACGAGTCCGACATTGTTTTTGAGATGTTGGACTGGCCTGACTCCGACATTTTTTTTGTATTCTCAACCCGAATCAAAGTGGTTGTGAATGAACACGAGTGTTGGAGTTTTTTTTCTACCCGGCATAACAAAATACCATGTCTGCCATCGAACTACTCATAATCCTAGTGTGCCTTGGTGCACTCTATTTTGTAATTGCACAACCAGCCGACGATGACAATACATTTGAACTGACCCCGGAGGAGTTCGACGCCTTCACCCAGCAAAAAGACGATCCCTCCGACGAACCCGTCACCGTCATGTTTTACGCGCCATGGTGCGGCCACTGCCAACACATGAAACCGGACTATCTACGCGTAGCAAGGCGACATCGACGTCGCATGCGCTTGTTGAATGGGGCTCGGTACCCGAAATTGGCGCGAAAGATGAAAGTCCGGGGCTATCCCACCGTGCGCCGGTTCCGCAGAGGTAGAGCGGACAAGGAAGAGTTGCGGGATCGCTCGGAAAAAGGAATTGAAACATTTGCCAAGGGTGAAAGAAAAGGCAAATTAAAAAAATAAGCGGTTTACCGGAACTATATATTTTTTTGTAGTGCGTTCATTCCACACACTTCCGTTTCGTTTTCTACAACCAAAACGATTATATAATTGATCAAACCGATGAAGCAAATTGGCAGGTTTCACTACAACGACGTAAAGGGAACGCTAAACTACGTGAATCCCACACTAGCGCAGCGATTGTCTGAATTAGCGCCGAAAGTCGATGACGTGTTTCTCGACACCATGCTGCTGCCGCTGATCAACCAAACGGCGAAAGTCTCCTTGCGAGTGCTGGACTGGTGCTGCGTCAACTACGCCAAGAAGCACCAGTTGGCCATCCAAGTGGGGTCGAACAGGACGAAGTGCAACTTTTACATCCACGACGCTTACAAACGCGTGTTGCGAGCCCGACGACGCCGGCTGTTTGATCCGTTCCAGCGCAAAGCGCGTATCTTCTTCCGACACAGAGAGGAAGACATGCAAACAACCGTGGCGCAACTAGCCTTCTTGTTGTGGGCGCGAGACAACGGTGTATACCGGTACACGCTGAAGCATGCGCACAAGATTGAGATGGACATGCGCAACACGCTGAAGGCGAATCGACGAAAGCGGAGGAAAAAGCGACAGGTGTTGACGAAAGAGAGGAAGAATTGGTTGGTGGTGTCCACCGGTGCTGTGTACTACGACAACAGCGACGAAGAATCATAAAAATATAACATATTTATACTTTATTTTTACATAAACATTTTTATGTACCGAGACGTACGCTGTGGTTTCTTTTTTATCGCCATGGAACTTTTCTTCTTTTTGGGAAGGATAGCCTGTTGCCTCACTTCGTTAATTTTTCTTTTTTTTTGCGACAACATCAATTCGCGATGCAATGCTTGCACCCCCTTCTCTTCTTCCTCTCGTTGACGCTTCCCATGCATGATCTGGACATTTGTCAATTCTTCGTAGGCTTCTTCTATCTTCTCCACCAGTGCAATGCTCGCCTCGTTTTCAAACCATGTTACGAATTTGCTTTTGTCGATGGGGTAGGTCAACTCCCTGACGTCGTCCATGCCAATCTTGAATAATTTCATGGCCTCCTCGAATTGCGAACGATCCAACTGTTTGGGCCCTTCGAATGTGAAAAAGTCGAATATTTGTTCCGACAACTTGACATCGTCCTTTTTTACAAACCATACGTCCTCCAACGTTTTTTGACCCACTTGCTTGTAGGTATTGGGAGCATTCGTCGAATCGTCTGCATAATTGTCAATGAATTTGTTCATCGTGATAAAAAAAAAAGAGTTATTTAAGTTTGAATATATATTATTTGTATTATATATTATTTATTATTTATATATTTAAATATTTATTTTTATATTTTTGCGGTATACCGGTGTTGTGGTTTGTTGTAAGTGTGTTTGCAACGACTAAAAAACATTTTTTTTTCACGAGACCCCAAAAATTTTCATGGATGTAAAAAAAAAAAATTTTTTTTGAAATTCCGATTCAAAAATCATTTGAGACCGAAACAAAATGTTTTTTCAAAAATTAGCAGGCACACACCGAGGACTACGCGAAAAAACATTTTTTTAAGGTCAGTTGCTAGGGAAGGACACTACAAACAAGTACAAAAAAATAAGTACAATTTTATTAAGGTAAAAAAAATGTTTTTTCAGATAACACCTGTTGTGTACCTGTTAGTTGCACATAGGAAATAGGGTTGTAGTCTTAGGCTTTTTTTGACATTTGGATGGTCCATCCAGACGCCAGGCTATCCGGAAGGTCGTCCGGGTACTCGGCTTCGAACGTTGCCTCCAGATCCATTTCTTTCACCAATGCGTCTTTTTTTCCAGCCACGAGCGCCATGGCTTGCGACATGGCCTGGTGGTCTTGCACCAATGGGCTGGTCTTCGACTCGAGCGCGCCACGCACTTTTTCGGGATCTGCCCCGGCTTGCAAAATTTGTTGCACCAATGACATTTTGTTAAAGCCCGAAGAAAAAAAAGAGGTTTGCAAAATTTATGAAATTTACATGAAATTTACATCATACTATCCGAATCGGAGGACATCATAGAATAGTCGGATTCTTGGTCTGGCGCATAAGACTCGTCCTCCTCCTCTTCCATCGAGAACTCGGACCCGTCGCTTTCCAACTCTGCCATATCGGCTTCGTGGCCTTTGTCCGCGGAGGCATAATCCACCTTGAAAAATTCGGTTTTTTTTCTCGACCGCGGGGGAGGATCTCGTTCGTCCGGTCGCAAATCCGCCACCAACTCGTCTACCTCTTTCGAAGGGCTCAGTTCCTCCTCTTCTTCCGACGATACCTCTTCCGACAAGTCGGGGGCCATGAACTCGTCGTCCATGTCGTACTCGCCGACATCCAGGTCGGAGTCGAGGAATTCTTCGGATCCGGCGCTAAAGTAAGAAAGTTCGGTCATGGTTGTTTTTTGTCTGTGGAGAGATTTTTTTTCCGACGTCGTTCGACCACTGATTTTTTTTTGTAGGGTGTAATAAAATACACTCCGTTCCATTTTAGAAAAACATGCCAGGACAACTAGCCAACTCTTTACAACTTATCGCGGTTTCCAACCACAACCAAAAATTGACCGGGAATCCAGACCGTACCTTCTGGAGACATGCCCATGCACGAAGCACCAACTTCTCCTTGGACGGCGTCAAAATTCCGTTGACCGGGAACGCCAACTTGGGCCAGAAAACCACCACCGTCATCCCGCGCGAAGCCGACTTGTTGACCTACTTGTACGTCTGCATCGACTTGCCAGGATTGAAATCAGCGGATGCTAACGGCGACGCCCCTTCCTACGTTGATTTCGTCGGGTACCAACTCATTCAAAAAATCGAATTGTTGATCGGGAACACCTGCTTGGACTCCTTGACCGGTGATTACCTTTACATGTGGCAAGCGTTGAGCGGCAAAGCCGGGAAAAACATTTCCGAAATGGTCGGCAACTTTGATTCCCACGACCAGCGTATCTGCGCGGCCCAGTGCGCCACCAGGTACTACGTGCCAATCCCATTCTGGTTCAACAGTGCTTGCGCAGGCGGTCACACCGGCAACGCGCTTCCCATCGCAGCGATCCCGTTCCAAGATATTAAAGTTCGGCTGGCGTTGCAAAGTATCTCCAAAGTGATAGATAATTATGACAACGCCCATATCAACCAAGAAATCAAAGTGATTGGAAAAACGAGACGAAACGTTTCTGAATATGGTAGTTGGACTAATCGTGGTCCAAAAGATTCCGATTGCGCGGCGTACTTGGAGGCCGGGTACGTGTACTTGGACGAGGAGGAGCACAACGCGATGAAAAGTGCCAATTTCGAATACGTGATCACCCAAGTGCAAGAGGTGAAGAAAAGCCTCACGAACTACCACACGGAAATCCGCTTGGATTTCAACCATCCAGTTCGCGAACTGGTGTTTGGCGTGGGAGAATTAGAAACAGCAGAAGTAACCCCTGCTGCATTCCAAAGTGGAGCAGTAATATTGGACCCAATCGCCGCCATCCAATTGCGCCTGAACTCCCATCCTCGCTTGAACCAAGCAGAGGGCAACAAAGTCGAAGGCAGGTACTTTCGCACCGTGCAGCCGTACCAGCACCATTCTC